CGACGCAGTAGGCAATTACGGAAGCGCCGGACATGATAAGCGATGCGACCTGTGCTGCCTCGCTCTCGGAGTGCCCCAGGAAGATCAGGATCCCGGAGACGAATCCTGCCAGTGCCATCCACAGTTTTCTTGACGTCAGTTTTCTTTTCCAGTCGATATTCATGATATAGTCGTCCCTCCCTTGTTGATCAGGTAGCTCTCCAGGTCGTCCTTTGCCCTGGCGAGCTTGTCTACATCGTTCCCGTTGATCGCGTGACTCATCAGCGCGAGGAGCGCCTGCTGTGTTACTCTGTTGCCCTCATCGAGGGAATTAAGCCGCTTGTTGTCGCGGTCGAAGAACTCCGCGAACTTGTCGACCTTCTTCTCCAGCGCGTCCAAGCGCTGGTTCTGAACGTGTTCCGGTTCCTGTGCCTTTGCGACTGCTTTGTAGAATACCGCGATCGCTGCGGCGATCGTGCAGACCGCCCCGCAGATCCAGAGGACATCCGATAATGTAAACGTGATGGCAGTGTCGCCCATAGGTCCGCCTCCTTAGTCCTTTACCACGTTCCCCTCTGCATCAGCATGGAAGCCGGGAGCGATCGAGATCGTATTGGTGTCAGCATCCCACACAAGGCCGGTCATGGGGCCGGTGTAGTGCCCAAGGACGCTTTCAAACTTTGCATCCTTCTCTTTCTCCGTCAGTTTCTCATCTGCCGCCAGCTCTGCCTTGACCTGCGCCAGGCGCTTCTCGATGCGGTGGAAATCCTTCACGTTTGCCTGCATGTTGACCGGGATAGCTTTTGCCATAGTCTTTCTCCTCTCTTATGCATTCTCATTGAGCCATTTGATAGTTGCGTTCCTCCAGAGCCTCGGGACGTCATCGACAGTCCAGACATCTCCAGTCTTCGGATTGATCTCGCCGTGCAGGATCTTAAGGCCGTAGAATTTACCCATGGTCACCCCTCCTCTGCAAGGTCTGAAAGAACCATGCCGATGTCCTCGATCGCTCCGTCCTGTACGGACTGAGACTCTTCCAGTGCGTCTAATCTTTTCTCGATATCGTTTTTCTCCCGCAGGGAGATGGTCACGACCACCGTTCCGGCTTCATCGTGCCGGGTAACGGGCGTTTTAAGGATCAGGTGATCATAAACGCCATAGGGCTCTTCCGCGCCTTCGTTGTAGAATTCAACATGGTCGAGATTCCCGGCTTCCCTGACGGCCATGCAGGCCGCCTGTGCGTCCGCCTCGTTTTCAGCAACGTGGACGATACGGTCAAGGCTTGCACCATCCTCAATGGTAATCTGCGTCTTGTCAGCAAGTTTCATGTAGTCCATAGCTCTCCCCCTTTCAGAAAGGAAATGAAAAATGAATCAGATTGAATGGATCTTATATCTGCTCCGTGATGACCTGGACGACCGTCAGGCGGCGAAGCTGCAGTCGGTACTGGAAAATGTACTGCAGGTACACCGTTCGATCCCTCCGCTCGATGAGATCATAGGAAAGTTCGAGCGTGCCAAGCGCATCGTCGGTATCAAAGACACTACACTGAAGCAGTATTCTATAGAGGTACGCAGCCTTGCCAGATATATCGACAAGCCGCTGTGCATCATCACTTCATCAGATATCAAGGACTACCTCGCCAGGTACATGGAAGAGCGAAAGGTCAGCTCCGTGACCATCCAGAACAAGCTGCATTTCCTGTCCTCATTCTTTGATTACCTCGTAGACGAGGGCTACATCTCAAAGAATCCTGCCCGTGGCGTCGGCCGCATCCTTGTGGAGAAACGGATCAAGAAAGCATACTCTCCGGATGACCTGACGAAGATCCGGGCGGCCTGTACCTCTAACCGGGACCGTGCCCTGGTAGAGTTCCTGTACTCCACCGGAGCCCGGGTCTCCGAATGCACCTCGCTCCGTGTACAGGACGTTGACTTCCGGGCCGGCGAGGTAGTGCTGTTTGGAAAAGGGCACAAGGAGCGGGTCGCGTATCTTAATGCCCCCGCCAGACATTACCTTAAGATCTACCTGTCCGAGCGCGGTGCCGGACCGGGAGAGCCCCTGTTTTCCGGGAGCCGGGTGCGGAAGCCTGCACCGATAACCTCCAGGGCCGTCGAGACAGCGATCCGGAAGATCGGCGTACAGGCCGAAGTCGCCAATGTCCATCCGCACAGGTTCCGCAGGACATTCGCCACGAATCTTTGGAAGTCCGGCGTACCTGCTGAGAGCATCCGCATCATGATGGGTCACAGCAATATCGCTACGACCCTCAGGTACATCGACATTGAGCCCGGCGGGGTAAAACAGGCTCACTTTGCTGCCATGGCAACGGGGTGATCTCGTTGCGCTAAATGACTCTTTCCAGTGCGGTTCTAAAGCAGTTAGTTTCGCTGCCGAGAGACAGACAGTATCTATCAGTTTCCCAACTACATTTTCAAAATCACCAGTCATCGTATGCTCTCCCGTCAAGGCAGGCGCCGAAATGGCATACATAGTTATTACATCACGTTCTACTTCTGGCTTTACCGTAGCGTATAGGGTGGAATACGGCAGTGCAGATGGGGCTATATGCTGGATCGCAATGGCTAAATGAAATTCACGTTCCATATGCAATGGCATACAAATTGATGCTGCCATTGAAAGGCTCGATTGCGGATGAGCTGGAGACCACCTGGTTAATTAAAAATGTAACACTGGACGCACTGTATGAAGACACTTTGATTCCCACTAAGGTGCCGCTGTTGGTGCCGTAAGTTAACGCCACAGCGCCTAAGAAGGTCGTAGGGAAGGCTTCGTCAAACCGCCAAGTACACA